CAGCATTCATTTTCATATTTTGATATAAAAATTCAGTACCACCATTTTCAACTGTATTCAAGTATGTCATAAAAGCAAATTGTCTATTAACTGATTTTATGTTTGTTCTTTCTGAGTGCCAAGTTTTAAATCCACCACCTGGAACATATTTTTGAATATTAAATGTTTCTAATATATTAAAAGCATCAAACTCTGGAGAAATATTATATCTTACTTTAAATTTTTCAATAACACCATTTAATTCATTTAAATATTTATCAATAGGGTATACATTGCAATTTTTAGGATCAAAAGACATATCAATACTTTCTTTTGAATTTTTATCTACAATAGCACCTCTTTTTTTATTTAATACTATACCCTCAAAATGAAATGCCTCATTCTTATTAAAAAAACTTATTAAATCATCACATAAGTTTTCGTCAACCTTATTTCCATATATAAAAGTTTCAATCATTTAAAATTATCCCTTCTATGTGAGTATATCCTAATTGTATAGCTGCTTGTATTCTTTGACTACCTTTATGCAAACTAAATTGTTTTTCTATATATGGTTGTCCATTTGCACCCATTCTATGAATAGGAGATATTTGATGTTTGTAAACTTCTACTGGAAAAATCATATCTTCACCGTCTAATAATTCTTTTAAAGGTTTCATTGATTTAATATAAGTTAAGTCACTTATTTTAAATGTTTTAATTTTTTTACCTTTAAATTCTGATACATTACACTTTAGTATTTTCATAAAAATGTTTTATTCTTAACATAAGTGAATTATCAAAATCTTCTTTATCTCTAATTTTGGATAATGGTTTTTTATCTACTTTCAATCCTTGTACAAAAAATACAATGGTTAATCTATTATTATCACCTGTAATAAAGTTATTTGCTTTATGAAAATAACGACTATCATATATTATCATTCTATTATAGATATTTTTAACATTAATAGTTTCATAAAATTTATTATTAAAATTTTGTATCGCATTTATATAATCAGTATCAGATATTTTTCCATCTCCATAAAATGCTTTTTTTTCTTCATATTGATTGAAAAAACTTATGTCTTTTTCAAATTCTGGTTTTATTCTAAATAGAGATGTTCCTGAATCAGGATCAGCATTAGGTGTTAAATAAATTACACCTGCAACATCACTACTTGTATCTATATGCACCCAACCCTCATTTTTAGGACTTTTTTTATCAGTATCAAATGGATCTATTACTGAATAAGTAACAGAACTATCTCTCCAAGAAAACTTTTCATATCTAAGATTAAAATATGTAGATAAAGCTTTTAAAATTAATGTTGTAGAAAAATGACTATCTATTGTATGTAAAGGTGGAGACCTATAACCAGGAAATTGACCCTCTAAAGTTTTTTGCATAGGCAAATCATTTGCCCATTTTCTTATAATATCAGGTTCTGAAAAAAAATTATCTATAACAGCTGGAAAAAATTCAGCACTTTCATTTATATTTTTTTCAGTTGGATTGTGTTCATAACTATTTTTCATCTTCATCATCTTTCTTATTCAACATTTTTTGTAATTCACTTGTAGAACCTACAAATAAAGCATTTTTAATATTTTGACTTGTACTTGATTTTCCAGGTAAAGATTTTAAATCTTTTAATTTTTTCTGTAAATCTTGTAATTTATCAATTGTACCCGCAACTTGACCTATAAGTTGTCCAGCGACCTCATAAGCTCTAGGGTGTTGGCCTTCTTTTGCAATATCTAATATTCCATCAATTGCTTCTTGCCCTCTTTCAATAAGATTATAATAGTTTTCTCTACTATATTCATAATCTTTATCTACATCAGGATTTTCTTTATCTTCTTTTCTAGGAACAGGTGGTGTAAACTCCTTTTTTTCTACAGGAGGTGTATCACTTAATCCTAATATTTCATTTACTTTATCTTCTATACTCATAATGCTATTTATCTAAATGTATATACTGCTACCAATCTTCTACCTTTTTCGGGCAAATAAGCATAATGATCTTTATGACCAAAACATACACCTAAAAACTTTTTTGGTTGTGTTGTTTTAAAAATTGTTTTATCATCATTTAATATTACTGTAGAACCACCTTCAAAATCATTTAAATATATTAATAATTGATTGTGTGGAAAATTATGATCTTTATGTATTTGACTTTTTTCTAAACCAATATTCATTGTAAGGTTAACACTAATTCTTAAAATCTCTTTATATTCTATATTATGTTTTTTTGTAAAACAATTTAACATCTCAGAAAAAATTTCATATGCACTAGAATTTATACCATCATTATCATTTCTATCTTCAGGTCTAATTAATACGTTATGTACTAAAAAACCTAAATCATCATTTGTAACTGCTGAGGAGTTCCAATAAAAAGGAAATTTATCTGTTAGTATAACACTATCAATAAATCGTTTATGACCATCTTCTAAAAAATTATCATCTTCAATATACATCATATAAAATATTTATACTAGTTATTAATCATCACCACCGTCTGTAGTTGTGTAAGATTTACCATCTGAATAACTTGTAATTGTAGTTGTAAATCCAAAGTCATCATCTGGATCAGCTGAAGTTGGATTAGGAGTTATAACTATTCTTTGTTCTCTCGCTTTATTTGTAGTATCTGTATCAGTATATAAGTCTGATTGTGTTTGTCTAATAACACCTTGTGTCGAAGCAGGACCAAATAGATATGTTTTTGCTGTAAAACTCAATGTATAGATAACTGCTCTTCTTGTAGTAAAGTCGCCATTATAACTATCATCATATTCAACACTATTTAAAATAATAGGTACATCTCTTTTAATATTTAATTCTGGTATTAAATTTAAAGTAACAGTGTAATCAGGTTGAAAATATGGCAATATCTGTTCTACGATTTGTAAACCGTTTTCAGCAGTTGCTGTAAATACACTTAAAGTATATGTTATATTATATGGTACAGGTGTGTAATTATAATCATAAGAATCATTTGCACCTGTTTTTACTCTTTTAAATTTTTGTACTCTTGTTAATTTTCTACTAGCGTCATAAGAAATACCACTAATTTCAAAACCCATACGAGGTAACGTAACAGCAAATTCTCTATTATCTAAACTCGCTTGTTGATCTAATCTAACTAAAAACTTTTCTTTTGGTCCATATGCTAAAGGGACTCTTATACTTTGTGTAACAGTGCCATTTGCGTCTGTCGTTTTACATTGTATATTATTAAACAGTGTACCAAACGCCACTGTTAATTTTCTCATACCCTCATTATAATAAAATCTATTAAACATTAATTAAAATCTCCTGGATCACCAAAAGGGTTAGCTTCAGTGAAATCTAATATATCATCTGAGGTATCTATTGTATCAAAACCTGCTTCAGTTTCAAAATCATTATTATTTGAATAAGTTGATTGTGTTTGAATATCATAAGTTTCTAATAACATATATTGACTTTCATTATCAACACTTAGGTTTTCTAATAATATAGAACCTGTTTCAGCCTCTAATGATACTTGATGTGCTAATTGACTTAATGAATAAGTATCTTCAGCTTCATCAATTGTGCCAACACCTGTGTTAAGTTCCTCGTTACTGTACTCCCAACGTGTTACTCTAAGTTTATAAACTGGTAAATTTCCTAATTGAAAGAAAGGTGATTGATCTTCAACAAACTGAATTTCAAAAAAACTGTTCATTAAAGGCATATAAACAATATCACCCTCATTTGGTCGGCCTTCTTTAATTAATGTTGTTTTTGAATCAACTAATTGGTCAAATCTTCTTTTAGCAATTGTAAATGTAGTATCTTCTCTAATCTCTAAACCAAACTTATTAATTAATTCTTGTTGGCCTGCAAAACCTTCAGTTGTTTCCATATATGCTTCGATTGGAAAAGCACTATTAAATTTACTAGCAACATCTTCGCCTAGTATTAAATCTTTATTAACTAATGTTCGTGGTAAATAATAAATGTCGTGGCCGTATTGTCTTAAGCCTTCTATGATTAAATCTTCGTGTAATCTTTGTTCAGCTGTATTACCTATGCCGTTCCCATTTTGAAAGTAATGATTGACTGGCATAGCATTATCCCATCATAAAATTTGGCATTAATTCATAGTTATCTCTTATCTCTTTTTCAAGTTTTTGAATATCATCTTGTGCTTCATTAAATATTTTTGAACCATTTAATGTTACATTACCTATCATAGTAACGCCGTCAAATTTTGATAAGTTAGCACCCCATTGTCTTTTAAATAAAGCAGTTACATATCTTTTTAACCATATGTCATTAAATACATCTGTGTAAGTTGAAGGATCTAATTTACGGTAACAATCAATAATAATATATTCATCTGTTTCAATATCATTCACCCAATCCATATCAATGTATAATCTATTATCGTGTTGATTAAATCTAATAGGTTTCATACCCACTAATATTTGATCTAAGAAATCTAAGTGTCTTAATACCATATCGTAATTAATAATTGATGTAGAAGTAAAATCATATAAATCATTTAAACGCAATTGATACCTTACATCAAACATATTCATACTTGCTTTGTCTGTAAAAGGAAATATATTAGTAACTGATAAAACAGTTTCAGGTACTACAAGATAATTATTAGCTTCATACCAAGTTGTACTTACAGAATTTTTTGTGGAAGTTTCAGTATTAGGTGTTATTGCTGATAGTCTTGTTTTATCAGCAGCAGTTAATTTATATTTGAGATATGTTCTTCGAATACCGTCATAATGGTATTGAGCATAAAATTGTAA